GTGTTGCTATGCCAGGCCAGCGCATAGCAACAGAGCATCACGGGTGAATTACGCCCGCGAATGTGAGCGCTTGCGCAATGCAAGCATTATGGCGATATTTTCATATCGCGCGCTCTCGGCAGGAGTCACAACTCTCCCGCCTATTCTCGGATGCCCGTCCCACAGAGCAGTGGGGCAGTGGCGTCTCCGAAGCGTATACCGTGTATCGTCCCGTAAGGGCGTAATACCGATATAGCCTTGTACGCCGAGTTTTTCATTCTCGGCTGATCTCAAATGGCCAGCTAGAAAAGCGACGTAAGCAGCACCGTCGCCATCCATGCTTAAAGCCAGACGTCGCATACACGGCATCCAGTAGGTATACTTACCGGAGAGGTCCGTGCATACAGCGGGTACTCGCAGCCCAGCCTCAGTAGCCTGCCACATCGGAACGAACCGATTAGGTAGACCATCGAGAAGCAAAGCGACCGTCCTATCAAGTGGGATGCAATGAATCGCACCCCACCATAGAAGACGATTTGCGAGAGAGTATCTGTCTTGAGGTGTTTTCAGGCTTTTACAATATATGCCACGAACATCATGGCCATTAAAGTAATCGCCGCCGCAAGACTCACGAAAGCTCCCTGTGGAGAAGCTTTTATCCACGTTGACCTCGTGCCCCAGCAGAGTGCATAGGCGGCAAACATCGTCGTAAATATCTATATCAACGACGATATCGTCACCAAAAACACCCCACTGACGCTCCTTTGGTAAGGAGTTAACAAGTGAACAGGCGCGGACCACGGTTGCGAAAATAAGAGTCTGGAGCGGAAATGTAATCCCGTTCCCCATTGTAGACAGCATATGCAATGGAATCTCATTACCGTTGTATTGGCAATGAGAAGCACTCACACTTCGCGCCAACTCGGCTAGTATAGGGAAGTATACCTGTACCATTTTCAGAGGTATTCTATCGCTCGCAGCTCGTAAGTCGATGGTGCAGTAACGACCATCGGTGCTCCCGAGCTTAGCTAGCGACTTGTTCCTCTCTGGC